GACCTTTTTATCGCTCACAATGCGTAACTGGCTCATTTCTTCTAACAGGATGTCTATGTGTGGCATCAGCACACGATCTTCATAAACAAGCATTGCGAGGTCTTCATAGTGTTTTTTTCCAACAGAGAGTGTGTCTGTTTTAATTCCAACACTCTTAAGTTCCTGTTGAATATCAAATGATTGCCACCTGTCAAATGTAACCAGTCCAATTTGGTATCCGTCACGCCTAAAGTTAATAATCCAATTCTTTACTTCTGATAGGTCTACTGGTCCTTCCTTATGAGGTTCCCACCAAACAATAGCGTCAACAATTACAAATGGGTGAATTTGAGTATAGTCATTAAATGTTCTCACCTGTACCCACTTGTCTACATGGGCAATGGCTATCGCACACTTATCATGTTTTTGAGCAAGGTCAGCATGAAGGAAATACCTAACGTCCTCCTCTGGTTGAAAGGCTGCCTCTAGTCTTTTAAAGTTGTCTACTGGATTATGAAGGGCCATTGCTCTCTCCAGCTTATCCTTTTGCTTAAAGAAAGCATCTGAAACAAATGACGGTACACAGGCAAACCTTTGCATAGCGTCTGAATAGTCTGTCATAAAGGCAATCTTAAAGTCATCAATACTTCTTGTTGGATTTGCCTCCCATGTGGGTCTCTTAATGGCAAACACTCCTGGATACTTGTATGAGATTATATGGTCTTCCTCCCACTCAATGGTAAAGTTATTGTCTGGGTCATCTGGTGGAAAATCATCATTAATAATAAAAGTATGTTTCTTGTGTTCTACTTCTTTTTCAGAGACAACATCATCGTACCTCTTGGAGATAAAGTCCCCTGGATATCTTGGGAATGACAGAAGAACCACCTTGCCAAAGTCTGGGAATCGTGAATCAACTGAGGCACGGAATGCCTTGTAGATGGCATCACCAGTCTTTGCATTTTCATTTCCAGTTGCGGATTCTTGAGCAAACCCAGAGATCTCATCAAGGATTGCAAGGATTAAGTTTAGTCCCTCATGCCCCTCTCTCTCAGAGTGACCTGAGTAAACTGTCACAGCCTTGTCAAACTCAATATTGTTTACCTTGGGGTCATACCTTCCTGCAAACCACGGGGATCTTGAAATCTTATTCTTAAACCCCTTAAAAAAAACATTCTTTGCCTGCTCACTGTTAACTGCTATATTAATGATATCAATGGCATCACCTGGAGGCTTACCAAAGTAATTGGCTGGATCTTTTAGACAAAGTAGTTTGTATACTAGATAGGCACAGCCAATGGTAGAGGTGTGGTCTTTTCCACTCCCTTTTCCTAGTTGCAGTAGAACTTCTGCCTTTGTATATTTTTTGTAATGCTTCCTGCCATCTTCCTCACCCATAAATCTTTGAAGGTCTTCCATCTTAAATATTTGACTCATTGCCTCAACGAGATCCCTCTGGATATCAGAGAGCACGGGCTGAAGCAAATACCCCTCCCCATAAACAAATGTTTCAAAGTCTACTGGAATCTCTTCAAATGGATCATCATCAAGGACTCCAAGAAAATCATTAAAGTTTACACTCATACAGTGACTGCCTCTCCAGAACCCCCGTAATTGGCCAATCTCCGTGCTACCTCAGACTTACATGTGCTACATGTGCCAACAACGTCTTTTAGTATTCCCAACAGAATCTCCTGCTTTCTTTCTTGTTCTAGTAGCTGATCTGCAAGCTCTTTGTTTTCTAAGAGTCCCGCCTTCTGTAGCATCTCCATTCTTCTATTCTCAATGTCAAGAATTAGTTTAATGGCATTGGTCTTTGCTCCAAGATTTTGCAGTTGCTCTGCGTCCTCAATAACCTCATAAGATCTTTTTATTAGTCCTGAGTAATGTTGGTCTGCACTAGCAAGTGCCTCCCTTGCTCTTGCACGGATTGCCTCGTTATTCGACACCATGCTGCGCCACTCGTTTAAAAGACTAACCACTCTATTCCTGGGAATGCTCAGGGTTTTTGATATTGTTGACTCATCATTACCCTTGATATACTCAGAGGCAACCTTGTTTACTTCCTCTATGTGTAAGACAATCTCATCCATGTATCATTCCTTTTGTGTTATTGGTCATTATATCAGCTTCTTAGCAATTTGAGCTATAGGCTGTCTGCGACCAATGCGCCCTACCATTGCCACCATCCCAAACGATCCAGAACCCCATGTCCTGATAGTACGGTGCCCATTTGTTAATCGTGTTGTCTCTTAACTTTTGGCCTATCCATAGTGCCTGCTTCTTGGGTGTGCCAGTGGCGCGGAGTTCTTTTTGGATCATCCAACCCATACCCACAGCCATGTCTAGATCTGCTTGATATGCGCCGCGATACTTTCCCGACCCATTGTTAGCACCGTAGGAGTGGAGCGACTCCCTGTGCCTTATGCAGTATCTAAGAGAGTTGTCCCTCTCCATGTAGTACCTGCCCTGATAAAGAGACACCGTTGATTTATAAAGTTTTTGTCCCTTGACGATAACGTTTCTCCCCTTATTGTTCCCACTCGCCTTGTATTTGATATTGCTATCTGCTAGTGCTGGAACCGCTGTGCTAAGAGTAATTATCACCCCTAGAATTCCTGCTAAAACCCTTATCTTTGTCATTTATTTTCCTCCCTTGCGAATGCAATATATCTATCCTATCACATTTGGGGTGCAGAATCAATGTTTTTTAATGAATTTTGGTTAATACTTGCCCTATCGTTCTTTCTAAGATAAGTTCTGGTACGGTGACAGTTGGAACATATAATGTCACACTTTGCTACCTCTTTCATTATGTCTTCAATACTAAAATAATCTAACATTTGTCCGATATTTGCAACTTTATGTCCACGGGTGTGATCAAAATCAAGAACATAGAATGGATACTTATTTTTACAATCTAGGCATCCACTCTTTTCTTTCATTTTTCCAAGCATATTTTGAACCTCTCTTTTTCTAGAGGCAGTTCGTTTTTGTGGTTTTTCTTTTTTATTTTTTTCTCTGTCAAAGAATTCAGGTTGTTCATAATTTTTTAAATTATTTCTTGGCACAGTAATATTATACAGCCTTCTTCTTATTACGTCTTCTTCTAACGGGTATTACTTTTATTCTCTCCGCCCTAAAAGATCTCCAACCTGATGGGGTACCCTTTTGCAACTCAAAACAGTCTATCCATTCTATTCCAGAATCCATGCGGGTAACGTGTGAGTGAAACCTAAACCTAACGCCATGCTCCCCAGATATCTTTATTACCTGGCCCTTTTCAACAACTTTTCCGTCAGGAAGTATATATGAGTCCTCCCTTTTGAATAGGTGGGAATTAGGACTGGTGAATGTTTTTTTCTTCATTGCTTATCTCCCTGTTTAAATACCAAGCAGCTTTTTTAAGGTCCTCTAGTTTGTTTCCCTTGTATTCTGCCCTCAGAACATACTTTATCACATTTCCAAGGCAGAAATTCATGTGTTCAGTTATCTGAATAGTTTCAATCCCACTTGGGTGAGATATATAGTGTTCTGGGTGGTTAACAGCATCCTTCATCTCTTTAGACCAAATTTCTTTAATTGTCGGTATATTAATTGTACACTAACCCCACACTCCCCAGCAATCTCTTCTGGAGTTTTCTTATCCATAACGTATCTTTTTCTTAGAAAAGCTTCTGATAGATGTAGGCCTATGCTTCTCATGGTTTTATCACCTTGTCCCAATTTTCAATAGAAAACATTCCAATACCAATAGCATCAGCAATGTCGTTGTCCGTTATGTTAATGTTATATTTAAAGCTAACTATATCTATTGTTCTTTCTTTTCTAATGCTTCTTTCTTTTGTTTTATACCAAGCTTTTGACATACCTGGATTATTTTTCTTTATTTTTTCTTTTTCTTCTTTTTTAATCAATGGATTTCCAATGTATGACTGCCAAGATATCGGGGCCACAGAATGAACATGGCTTACTCCAGACATGGACGCTCCTGCAATTAATGCCCCCTGGCTTAGGGCTAGATTTACCGCGACCATTGGACTATTTGCAAATATTGTCTTTTCGATTACCATATACTCCGTGGGCATTTCTTTAAACACCGATTGTGTTTTCTTTGCCGTGTCTACAATTTTTTCATATATTCCAGATCCAGAAAACAACACCTTCCCATATTTTTCTAGCTTAGAGTCGATGAAGAAGGCAAAGGCTATGCTTGCTGTGGAGGCATCAACGGAGCAAAAGGACTTTGGCACACTACTCTTGCTCATAGTCAAACAGCCCCTTAAGATCTTTTATCATCTTATCTACCTTTTTTTTGTTTACCATACATACGTTACAAAATGTGTTATCGTTGTAGACTGACAGGATGGTTCCACAGCCTCCAGAACACACCCTGTCTCTTGTAGATCTATCCCTTATCTTATTTTTCTTGTATCGGTCATATATCTTTTTCCTAGTTGCCAGCTCTCTACATGCGGGGGTGCAGTAAATTTGATAACTTACATTTGGGCTAAACCCAAGGGAGCACCAGTCGCAGATTTTCATGCAAGGTATTCCAATGGTTCAATCTTTAGAGTACCCACTGGTGCGGCTGCACATGCATCTCTTACTGGGCAACCCTTACATACCTTAGAGTTTGACCTATATGTCTTCTTTGAAATTTCTCCAGACTCCCATTGGGCTCGTACCTTTTTCATCCATTCAAATGCGTACTCTGCCCAATTCTTGTATTCTTCTTTTGCTTCAACGGTGATTGCATGAAGTTCGTGAGAGTTTTTGTTTTCGTAAAGAAGTACCCCCATCCTGCGACCAAGCACCTTCATGTAAATAATAAGTTGCATAAGGTGATAGTTGGGTGGCTTAGCATGTTTGCGGTAGGCAAATGATTCCTCCCTCATTGTTTTAATTTCCAGAATCAATTGTTCCTCTCCCCACTGAACTACCCCATCAGCAAATCCAAAGATTGGTGGGTCTTGAGCAACAACTCTTTTTTCCTTTTCCACCAGGAGGCCTTCAACATTGCCCATTGCTGTTTGAATTCTTTCGTGACCGTCAATACCACTTATCATATTTGCTGAGGCATACGCATCCACATCATCTTGAAAGTCTGCTCCAGAGAATGCTAGGAACCAGTATCTTGGGCAAGCTCCGCTTCCATATACTAGGGTTGATGGACTAAATGATTTCTTAGTCTTAAACTCAGTCTTTCTGTTTACGGTATACCCCGATTCAATTTTTTCTATAAATGCCTTTGTATCTATTAAGCTGTCTGGTTGTTTGTCAATCACTTGCTTTAAAAAGTTTTTAGCCATTTTTATTTTCCTGTCGTTTTAGGTAATAATTATATCACTTGAGTATAAATTTTAGTGCTGCAACAATCTTGTCTAGTTCTGCTGCTGTTGTAAAATAAATATTCTTTCTTGGTCTATCCGACTTATCAACATTGGCCATCCACGTTGCCCTCATCTGCATCTTAGCAGCAATGGATTGTAGTCTAACAATTTCTAACGTTGCCACCTGTGGTGGAATGTCTGGCTTAAGAATTATCTTAGCAATAAATTCTAATGCCTGGGATAGCTCTTTATCGTTCATGTATTCTGATATCTCGTACAAGCCATCAACCATGTCAATCGTTGTTTGACTCGTCATTATCTACTAACCTTTCAAACTCAGACCACTCAATTATGGCAAGACGGGTTTTTCCGTCAAGGATTAATGATATCACGGGGGACTTGCTTCTGTCAACCTTTAGAGTATCTGTTACCACTTTGGCCCAAACATTTTGGGTAATACTAAATGATTTTGTAAACTCCTTAAAGTCCAGCACATAATTTCTCCATGTGGCATCCCCCTTTTTAAACTTTCCTCTTCCAGAGTTTGGTTGTAGTTTTGCCCCTATCCTTAAGGACTCTCCCTTTTCACTCATCTTCACCTATCTTCTGTCTTTGACGACATAGAGTAATGGTTTAAATCAGAATTGTTTTTACAGTCTTCCTCTAGGATGCGCCTTCACAAATGCAGTTATCTCGTTGCGAGTTTTCACAGTCTTGCGCCGGTTCCTGCGAGCAATCCCAATAACTTCGTGCCACCAATCGAGGTCTTGCTTAACGTCGGGCTTACGGGAAGTCCAGTCTCTGTGTCGAATGACCCTGGAAACAGTGAGGCTACGCCACCCGCGACGCATCGCGTTAAGTAATGCCGCGCTAAGAATCGCGGTGCTGATGACCTGCTCAAGGCTCATGCCTTCCAGCGATCCATCAATCTTAGACGATGACCCCAGCGATTCAATCTCAATCCCG